GAATTTTGGGTTAATGCAGATGCTTTCACTAATGGTGGTGTTATATATGATACAAGAGAAAATGATGCAGCAGGTTTAATGGTAAATTTTAATACATCTGGTAATCTTAGATTATATGCAAACAGCGGTTATAGAATTACTGCTGATTCAATATCAACTGGAGGTTGGCACCATTGCGCTATTGTTAGAAGTGGTGGTGTTACAAGATTATTTCTTAATGGTGTAAAAGATTCTGAAGTATATACTGATACTAACAATTATACAGGAAATACAGCTTTTATAGGAAAACATAATTCAAATACTGGTGCTGATTTTGATGGATATATTTCAAATCTTAGATTAGTAGTTGGAACTGCTGTTTATACTTCTAATTTTAATGTAACAAATACTCCATTGACCGCAATAACAAATACAAAGTTATTAACTTGTCAAAATAGTAGTGGAGCTCCAACTGATGCCAGTTCAGTTAATCATACGGTTGATACAAGTGGTAGTGCTACTGGTTCTTCAGTTGCACCATTTAGAGATTACATTACTGTACCGACTTCACCATTAACTGCAATAACAAATACAAAGTTATTAACTGCTCAACATAGTAACCAAATAATCGATGCGAGTGGAAATTGCACGATAATACCTGTAAATAATTGTGTCGCTACAAGAATTAATCCATTTTAGAAAGTATATAGAATGAGTATTGCTAGAGATAGAGCAAATAGAGCAGGATCTGATCCACTCGTTATTGGTGCAAGTAAAATATCTTCTAATGCTAGTGACGATCTTGTTGTACAAGATACATCTGATAATCCAAAAAGATTAATCACATCTGAAATGCAAATTGGTGATGATGATAATGATAAAATTATCATAAAAAGAGATAGTTCTACAGGAAAAGTTAATTTACAAACAGTATCTGGTGGAGGATCACCTGCAGATCAACAAACGGGTGGTTTAACTGTCTACGCAAATACAAGTGATTTACCAGCATCTGAAACTGAAGGTGTAATGGCTCTTGTTACTGCTAATAATTTTATGTACGTATACAGATCTGGTTGGTATAAAGTTGCTGAAATAACGAATGCGACTCCAACAATATCTTCTGCTGGTAATGCAAGTTATTCTTTTGCTACTGATGGAACACCTGTAAGTATAGAAGTTACTGCGTCAGATCCTGAAGGAGTACCTTTACAGTATAAGTATACGGTAACATCAGGTTCACTAACAAATGGAGGTGGAGCTACTGCGGCTGTTACGAGTAGTGCAACATCTGGCGGAACTTATAGTGCATTAGCTGAAAACACTTTAACATCAAATAAATATTTTAAAATTACACCATCAACAAACACTTCTTATGCAGGAGCTTTTAGTTTAACATTTCACGCATCAGATGGTGTAAATGTCGCTAACTCATCAGCTAGTGCTTTTGATCTAACTTTTACACCGTATGGTTCAACACTTTTTGATGGATCTGGTGATGTTTTAAATTTAGGACAAATAGATGGAACTCCACTTGAATTAGGTGGATTATCTAATTTTACTGTAGAAGGGTGGTGGAAAGCTAGTACTAGTATGTCATTAGATTCGAGTTATTGGAATGCTTTACTTTCAATGCCATGGCATGGACAAACAAATGCAAATTCACAAATATGGGTTGGTTGGGCTGGCAGTGCATATGGTGCATGGAATGTTTCAGTTGGTGAATTTTATATTGGACTATTTATGTCTGACAGTACATATGAAATATTAAATAGTAGTAATACAACAATATATAATGATAATGCTTGGCATCATTTTGCTTTAGTTAAAAATGGAACATCATATAGTTTATTTGTTGATGGTACAAGAACTGAAGAAATAACAACATCTAAAACTTTGAACACTAGTTTAGGAACTAGGGTCGGATATATAGGTGGATATCATAACACTTCTGATGCCAGTGATCATTTTGATTTTAACGGATATGTTTCTAATCTTAGAGTATCAGATAATGCCAGATATACTCCAAGTCCGGTTTATGGTGGATTAGATTTTGGTTCTTCTAATACTAGCATAACAACTTTAGCAAGTCATTCTGGCTTTGATTTTGGAACAGATGATTTTACTGTAGAATTTTTCTATAAATGGGCTAATACTACTGGGTATCAATCTGTTTTAGATCATCAGTATAGTGCTTCTGATGGTATTTTACTTCAATCTAATTCTGGTACTTATAAATTTGGTTTATTTGGATCTGTGTCAACATATCCAACTTATGAATCAACTAATGCTACCCAAAATGTATGGCATCATTATGCTCTTGTTAGATATAATAATGTTGTCAAACTCTATAGAGATGGCGTAGAAACTCTTAGTAAAGCTCACTCTGGTTCTGTGGGTGGTGTAGACCCTACAGGATTTGGGGGCGCTGTATCACAAAATAATCATTATGCTACAGGTAAAATAAGTAATTTTCGTGCAGTAAAAGGTACGGCCTTATATACAAGTGCCGGTTTTACAATACCCACTTCTAATCTAACCGCAGTGAGTGGAACATCTTTATTATTGTTTCAAGAAAATAGTGGGTCAACATTAAGTGATGGTAGTTCAAATAATGTAACTGTAACAAAAGGTAGTGGTCATACTATTTTGACAAATGATGGTCCATTTCCTCCTACTTTTACTGTACCAACTTCTCCATTTGACAATGATTCGAATACATTATTATTAACTTGTCAAAAGAACACAGGTAGTGTTGCAGATGCAAGTTCTAATAATCGTACAATTACTGCTGTGGGTAATGCAGCCACAAATTCAAGCCATCCGTTCTAAATGTTATAAATACATAAAAAGGAAAAAATATGGGTAAGTCAAGAGATAGAGCAAATAGATCAGGTACAGATCCGATTAACATTAGTGATGTGCGTTTATCTCTTGAAGGTAGTAACGATATAAAAGTTACAGCTCAAGATGGTACTACACTTAAAAAAGTTTTTGCAGAAGAATTGCATGTTGGAACTGGTGATGATAGAGTTATATTAAAAAGAAATTCTTCTGATGGTAAAGTTCAATTTCAAACTACTGATGGTTCAACTACGACTGACACACAAGTTGGAACTGGTGTAGTTACAAATCCAAGTGATTTACCATTAACTGGTAATAGTGCGGGTGATACAAAATTCGTAACTTCAAATAATAACTTAATGATTTATAATGGTACGGGTTGGTATAAAATAGCAACAGTAACAAATTCATCTCCTACGATATCATCAGCAGGTAATGCTTCGTATAGTTTTGCGACAGATGGAACACCGATTGTAATTGAAATAGCGGCAACAGATCCAGAAGGCCTTGCTCTTCAATATAAGTATCAAGTTACAAGCGGATCTCTTGGTAGTACCGCAACTGTAACTTCAAGTTCTACTTCTGGTGGAACGTATAGTGCAATTAATGCAAATACACTTACATCAAATAAATATTTTAAAGTTACTCCTTCAACTGATACTGCGCATGCAGGCACCTTTAGTTTGACATTCTCAGCATCTGATGGTATTAATGTTGCTAACTCAAGTGCTTCATCTTTTACATTACAATTTACAACTTATGGCTCTGCATTTTTTGATGGCGCAAGTGATTATTTACAAGTAGCTAATAGTAGCCAATTTGCACTTGGAACAGGTGATTTTACTATTGAGTGTTGGGTTAAGTTTAGTGAAACAAGTTTAGTGGGTGGTGCAAATAGAAGAATTTTTTCCTTACATAATACTACTGGAAACGCAATAGATAAATTACAAATTTGTATAGATGATGGTTCTTATAGAACGAATGGTGATCTTTTTCTTTATTCAAATAGTGATCAAGGGTATTTAGATGTAGACATTAGGCATGAATGGCATCATATAGCAGTTGTTAGAAACTCAGGCACTTTGAAATTTTACTTAGATGGAGTTGAAAAAGATAGTAATAGTAATACACAAGATTACTCTCCTGGTTCAGGATCTCCTGTACCTCTTATTGGATCAAGAGGTGACAAAGGAGATTATAGTGGATACATTTCAAATTTTAGAATGGTAGTTGGCACTGCTGTTTACACTTCTAACTTTACTGTACCAACTTCTCCATTAACTGCTATAGCTAACACTAAACTATTAACTGCACATAGAAATGATCAAATTGTTGATGGTAGCAGTAGTAATCATGTAATAACCAAAGTTGGAAATGCTACAGAACACGCATCTAATCCTTTTGGTCCTGTTGGTTATGGTTCGTTGTATTTTGATGGTGCAGATGATTATGTGTTGACACCTACCTCATCTGATTTTACTTTTGGAACTGGTGCATTTACAGTTGAAGGTTGGTATCAACCTAAATTTGATACAGCAGGTTCTACTACAAGAATGTTATGGGATTTAGGTAGTAACCATGTAAGAGTTAGATTTAAAAATGGACAGATAAGAGCGCAACTTGGTAGTGAAACACAGATATTATATAATATAAGTGGCAGTAGTTTAGATCAAACTACTTGGTATCATTCTGCTTTAACAAGGGATGGAAGTGGAAATGTAAAACTTTTTCATAATGGTTCTGAAGTTGGAAGTTATACTGGTAGTACTTATGATGTTCCGTCAACTTCAATCAGAATTGCAGATATAAATTTAGCATTATCTGGTTATGAATTTATAGGATACATTTCTAATTTTAGAGTTGTTAAAGGTACTGCTGTTTACACTTCTGGATTTACACCATCAACAACTCCATTGACTGCTATTACAAATACTAAATTATTAACAGCACAAGACTCTAAAAAAACTTTTAATGTTACTTCTGGATCAATTCATCTTAATGGTGGTAATCTTGTAGCTACAAGTAGTGATTTTGCACTAGGTACAGGTGATTTTACTATAGAAACTTGGTTTAGATATACTGTTAGTGCTACTTTATCAGACAATGATTATGTAATTGATTTAGGAACTAATCAATTACAGATTTACTTTACTGGTGGAGAAATTGTTGCAAGAATTGGTGGGAATAACACTTATTCTGTTTCTTATGATCTTGTTACTGATTTAGATAGTTTAAATACAAATAGGTTTTATCATTTAGCTGTAGTTAGAAATGGGTCAAATACAACTATTTTTTTCGATGGCATACAAAAAGCTACACAGAGTAGTTCAGCTTTTAATCATACTAACACTACGTTAACTATAGGTAGTCATAATGTTGGACACAGTTCATGGTATGGATATGTAACAGATTTTAGAATTGTAAAAGGAAAGGCTGTATATACAGGTGCATTTACTCCTCCTTCTGGTGCTTTAACAAAAACTGGTGGTACTTATCCATCAAGCACAAATATAAGTAATCCTACTGCATCTGAAACAGTTTTATTGATTGGCAACAATTCTGGTAGTATTACTGATGTAAGTGATTCAGGGCATACTTTTACACCAACTGGTACATCATCTGCTAGTTCAGTTGTTCCTACAGTAATTGCTACCGATCAAAGTTCTAATAATTATAAATTAACTTTCAATGGTAATACAAGAAACGCTGTAAATTGGCCTTTTAACTATAATGGATAAATGTAATGAGTATTGCTAGAGATAGAGCAAATAGATCAGGCACAGATCCCGTACTTTTAAATAATACACAACTTATTGATAGTTCTGGTAACTTAGTAGTTAGAGATGTCAGTGGTAATGATAGAAAATTAATTGCTGAAGAAATTCATCTTGGTACATCTTCTGACAAAGTTATTTTAAAAAGAAGTTCTAGTGGTGCACACGAATTTCAAAAAGTTGTCAGCGGAGGCTCACCAACGGCAGAAAGTGTTGGTGGTGTAAAAGCATATAACACTTTAAATGATTTACCAGCAACTGCAGCTGCAGGCGACCAAGCTCTTGTTATCGCAACTGGTATATTATATATTTGGAATACATCAAATAATGCGTGGTATAAAGTTGCGAGTATAACAAATCAAGAACCAACAATATCATCAGCAGGTAATGCTTCATATTCACTTGCCACTGATGGTTCTCCAGTAAGTATTGAAATATCAGCGTCCGATCCTGAAGGTGTTACATTACAATACAAATATGCAGTAAGTGTAGGATCGATAGGTTCAACTGCTACAGTAACATCGAGTGCAACATCTAATGGTACATACAGCGCATTAGCAGAAAATACTCTTACAACAAATAGATTTTTTAGAATAAATCCAAGTACAAATAGTGCACACGCTGGTTCTTTTAGTTTAACATTCTCTGCATCTGATGGCGTTAATGTAACTACATCATCAGCTAGTGCTTTTACTTTAAATTTTATGCCTTTTGGTTCAACTTATTTTGATGGTACAAATGATTATCTTACTACTGCTTCTACCTCGTCTGATTTTGAGTTTGGTACAGGTGATTTTACTGTAGAAATGTGGATTAAACCAAATTTTGATACTAGTGTTAATCAAACATATGCTGATTATATATGGGAAGTTGGTCCTAATCAATATGTTTCAATGAAAATTGATAACGGAACTTTAACTGCTGGAGATTATAATAATGGCTCTTTAATCACTCAATCTATTGGAAATCAATATAATAATTGGCGTCATATAGCACTTACAAGAGAAAGTGGAACATATAAAATGTGGTATGATGGATCATTTTCTGGACAAAATACAACTAGCACATGGAGTATAGAAGACTATCTAAATGTTGGAGGACTTAAATTTCATGTTGGAGATCATACTTATTTTTCCGGATCTTACTTCTTTAATGGATACATTTCTAATGTTAGAGTTATAAAAGGAACAGCTATTTACACATCAGCTTTTACAGTACCCACAAGTCCACTTACAGCAATTAGTGGTACTGTATTATTAACTTGTCAAGATAATGCTAGTTCATCAGCTCTTCCTCAAGATAGAAGTGCAAGTAATCATAGTTTAACTTTTTTTCCTAGTTCAGGAACTGGACCAGTTTCAGATAATAGTCACCCGTTTTAATATCCAAAATGTATAAATAGTTATAAATTAACTGTGGATAGGGAAACAGGACAATGGCTACAAAGAAAAAATTTCTTGCTAAACATGGTTTGGCAGTAAATACAGATGCTGGATCAACAGCAACAATCAATTATCCTACTCAAGATGGTAATGCAGATCAGTTTATAAAAACTGATGGTTCTGGTAACTTATCATTTGCTTCTGTAGCTGATAATTTTTTAGCATTAACAGATACACCAGCTGCTTTTACTGGTAATAATGGTAAAGGTTTAGTAGTAAATGCTGCTGGAAATGGTTTAGAATTTGGTGGCGGTGTTACTGTTAATAGTGTAAACAGACATGAACTTACTGGAAATGGTGGTGTAGCATTTACATTGGGTACAACTTATTCTAGTGGTAATCACATTCTTGTTTTTGTAGATGGTGTTATTCAGAATACACCAGCAAACTACAGTTTATCTGGAACAACTTTAACTTTTACAGGCGCACCAGCAGTAGGTGCTGATATATTAGTAATAGGTATGTTACCAACAGCAGGTATTATTGATGTTGGTAATTTGATGCCAGATGTGACTAATACTAGAGATTTAGGTTCAACTACTAAAAGATGGGACGAAATATATGCACAGAATATAAACATTAATACTGCTGCAACTATTTCTGGTACATTAAATGGTCACACAGTACCAGCTGGTACACCTGGTGGAGAATTTTTACTAGCAAATGATTTAACGGTTGGTAACGAAGGTACTGCAACAGGCAATGGTGCTATAGCATATAACAGTAGTAGTAAAGAATTTACATATACACCCCCAACACCTGCTGGTATTGGAGCAATTGCGACTGGTGGTAGTGGAGCATCTTTAACTGATTTAAATGCAAGTAACTTAGCATCTGGTTCAATACCAAATAGTGTTGTACCAGTTGGAAACGTAACACAACATCAAGCATCACTTTCAATTACTCAATCACAAATAACTGATTTAAGCACTACGGACCATTTAACTGAGGGTTCATCAAATCTATATTTTACAAATGAACGAGTTGACGATAGAGTTAATGCTTTATTACAACCAGGTACTAATATAACTTTAAATTATGATGACGCAAATAATACTTTAACAATTAACTCAACACAAGTAGAAGATAATTTAAGTAATAATACTACAGATGATTTATCCGAAGGTAGTACAAATTTATATTATACTAATGCTCGAGCTGACGGACGTATTACTAATGTATTACAAGATGATGATACTTTCGCAAGTCCTAGTGCTACTAATATTGCATCATCTGAATCCATTAAAGCATACGCAGATACTAAACTTGCATTAGCTGGTGGAACTATGACTGGTGCAATTGATATGGGATCAAATAATATTACTACTACTGGTAAAATGTTATTTGCTAATATGTATGCTACAGAAGGTGATTTACCCAGTGCTACAACTTATCATGGTATGTTTGCTCATGTTCATGCTACTGGTGCTGGTTATTTTGCTCATGGTGGTAACTGGATTAAACTAGCAAATAATAGTCAATTAGGTCCTATTACTAATGCAAATTCTAGTGTAAGTAGTTTAGCTAATGGCCAAGTTTTAGTATACAATGGTACATTTTGGGTTAATTCTGATACGGTTGCTTATTCAGATGAAAAAGTTGATGATAGAGTTAATGCTTTAATTAGTGTTGGTAGTGGTATATCTAAAACTTATGATGATGCAAATAATTCATTAGTATTAACTGCTACTGGCATGACTAATTTATCTAATGATGCGACACCTGATTTAGGTGGACCTTTAAGAACTGCGGGTAATCCAGTATTTGAACAGTGGCAAAATGCTAATTCACATACAGGTGGAAGTTATAATTTTTATTTAACTGGTGGTAATAATACTGTATATGCAACCACTAATCAAACTTCAAATACAACATTACAAGTTTCTAATTCTAGTGGTAATGATATTGATAATTTATTAGGTAATGGAGAATCAGTTTCACTTGCATTTTTACTAACTAATGGTGGTACAGGATATTATATTACTACTTTTAATATACTTACCGGTGGATCATATGTTACTCAAACTGTAAAATATGTTGATGGAAATGCACCCAATACTGGTAACATAAATGCTGTAGACGTTTATCATTTTACTATATTTAAAGCTACAACTGGTAATTATACAGTTTTTGGTCAAAGAACAAAATTTGCGTAGGGGATTGTTATGCCAGTATTTGCATCATCATTTTCAGCTATTGGTGGCGGAGTAATAAGTTTGGGTGTTGGTAGTTCACCACCAGCTGGTAATTTTGCGTTATCGGATATTACACCTATAACAAATGCTGCTGGTACTTCAGCAATTGATTTTTCATATCATACAATGCCATCTGCACCAAGAACAATGTTAAATTTTGTAACATCTTGGGGTATTGGTCCATCTTCTAACAATACTGGTACGGCTGCATGGAATAATGGTCAAGGTGGCCAGTATACTTTAACTCATCAAACTAATACAAATAGTTATTTTGCATATTCTGGAAATAATGGTGTTAGATATGGTAGAGGTGATGGTGGCCCTGATAACGAAGATTGGGCGGTTGCTGACTTTTATCATGATACTAATGGTGATTATTCTGGTCATGCAAATAGCTCTAGTGGAAGATATATGGGTGGAGAAAGACCTAGTTATTCTGGTGGTGCTGGAGGTATAAGTGTTTATATTACCAGTAATGCAAGATTAAGAATGTGGGGTTTTACTACTTCTAATGGTTGGGAACTTTTATTTGAACATGGAATGAGTAGTACTGGTGGTACTGGTTTTAATCACAGTTTTACTGGTTGGTGGAATGCAGGTTCTACTACTAGTGCTGCAGCTGGAACTTCTGGTAAAAGAGCTGAATATGATACTCTATCAATAACTCATGTAGGTTATTCTGCGAGTCAGAATTAATAAAAAAATAAAAAATTAGAGGAAATTATGGCAAATCCAAATTCAAGAAATAAATTAATACAATACTGTAAAAGAAAACTTGGTGAGCCAGTTATTGAAGTTAACGTCGATGAAGATCAACTTGAAGATAGAGTAGATGAAGCATTACAATATTACCAAGAATATCATTCGGAAGGAACATTTAGAGCTTATCTTAAACATCAAGTTACGGCTGATGATGTAACCAACAAGTATATTACAATAATGGATAGTGTGCTTTATATTAAAAGACTTATGCCATTTGTTAGTAATATCCGTGGTAGTTCTAGTTTTTTTGATATCAAATATCAAATGATGTTAAATGACATTGCAGATATGCAAAATTTTAGTGGTGATTTAGGATATTATGAACAATTACAACAATATTTGTCATTACTTGATGTAAAACTTAATGGAGCTCCACAAATTGAGTGGTCAAGAAAACAAAGAAGATTATATATTTTTGGTGATTGGGCAGATAAAGATATTAAACTAAATGATTTTATTATAGCAGAAGTATTTGCTATAGTAGATCCTGATTCTCATACTTCAGTATACAATGATCTTTGGTTAAAAGCATACACTACTGCTTTAATTAAAGAACAATGGGGTTTAAACCTTATGAAATTTGAAGGTATGCAATTACCAGGTGGTGTAATAGTTAATGGTAGACAATTATATGATGACGCACAAGGAGAGTTAGAAGCCCTAAGAGAAAGATTAAGATTAGAACACGAAATGCCAGTAGATATGTTTGTAGGATAATATGCCAACTAATTTCAATATCAGATCAAATGTAAAATCAGAGCAAACTCTTTACGAAAATCTTGTTATAGAGTCATTAAAGATTTATGGACAAGATGTTTATTATTTACCAAGAACCGTTGTAAATGAAAGTAAAATTTTTGGTGAAGATGTTCCATCATCATTTAATGATGCATATAAAATAGAAATGTATATTGATAATATAGAAGGTTTTGATGGTGAAGGAGATTTATTTACAAAGTTTGGTGTAGAAATACGAGATGAAGCAACCTTTGTTGTATCAAGAAGAAGATGGAAAGAAACCGTAACAAGAGCAAATAATCAAATAAATTCAAATCGTCCGAGAGAAGGTGATTTAATTTATTCTATTATGACAAATAAATTATTTGAAATAACATTTGTTGAACATGAACAACCATTCTTTCAATTACAAAATGTACCTGTATTTAAATGTAGAGCCCAGTTATTTGAATATTCTGGCGAAGATATGGATACTGGTATTGAAAAACTAGATGAAATAGATAAAGATTTTGCGTACACATATAATGTAGTATTACAAAATAATACTAATTTAATTACAAATGGTATGACAGTTACACAAATGTTAGATAGTGCGCAAAACATTTCAATAACTGGTGAAGTATCTAATTATAATAGCACAACTAAAACATTAAGTTTAATTCATGTTGGTGCAACTGATGGTAAGTTTCATAATTTTAATTTAAATAGAATTATAACAATACCTGATGGGACTGGTTTTGCAATAACTGGCGTAACTGAAGATAATAAATTATCTAATAATGAACAAAATACCGATTTCAGTAGTAATACTGATTTTCTTGATTTTAGTGAAAATAATCCATTTGGTGATCCGGAGAATAATTAATGGCAGATGATTTTTTTGATTTTGGTTTTACAGCGGTAGATGAAGAAGAACTAGAAGCAGTACAAACTGCAACTAAAAAAGCAGAAGAAGGTGTTGGTACTGCTCAAGTAGTACAAACTAAATTAGATAAACTTTACAATGCAATAATACCACTTTTAAATAATTTAAAAAAGAATCCTGAAAAAGAATACATATTATGGCCTGATAGATTATCAAAAGTAGAAGCATTTGAAGATCATTTACAAAAAATTTATAAGAGTTAATTATGTTTGGTACACACTTTTATCACGAAAAAACAAAAAAATGTGTTGCTATTTTTGGTAGACTTTTTAATAACATCTATGTTATTCGTAAAAATTCTAATGGTAAAGTTATAAGTCAACTTAAAGTTCCACTATCTTATGCACCTAAAGCAAAATATTTAGAAAGAATAAGAGAAAATCCAGATTTAAGTCAAGATACAAGAGTTGCCATAAAACTACCCAGAATGTCATTTGAAATTACAAGTATTAATTATGATACAACTAGACAATTAGCTAAATTATCAAATTTTACAAATTCTGGAAATAATAGTCTAAGTAGACAAAAATTTAATACTGCTGTACCATATGTTATTGGATTTCAGTTAAATGCATACGCAAAAAATCAAGATGATGCTCTACAAATTGTTGAACAAATATTACCTACTTTTAATCCACAATATACATTAACAATAAAACCATTTATGACAGAACACCCAACTTTCAAAGAAGATATACCTATTAGTATTGCGGGTGTTGGTTTTACTGATGATTATGAAGGTGATTTAGGAAGCAGAAGAACAATTATATACAGTTTAGATTTTGAAATGAGAACAAATTTTTACAGTAATATTCCTACATCTAAAATTATACGTAGATCAGTTTCTAAAATATTTAATCCAAGATTTGGTATAGTTGATTCATCTATAGGTATAACAGTTGACTCAGATGTAAGATTACAAACATTACAAATAGATCCTAATCCTATAACAACTATAGGTAATCCAGATAGTAATTTTGGATTTACAACAACAATTTGGGGTCAAGATAGCGACGGAGGCTTCGGAAACTAATGAAAACATATGAAGAATTAAGAGAAAGTCTATGGGCAAATATTCATGCTCGTAGAAAATCTGGTAAACGTATGAGAAAAAAAGGTGAAAAAGGTGCACCATCACCTGAAGCTTTAGCTAGAGCACAAGCTGCAAGTGAAGCATTAAAACATACTCATGCTGCATTAGATAGTAAGGGTAAAGTAGCTGGAATGTCATCAAATGAAAAAGATGCAAAAGATATTGCTCGTAGAAATCGTGGAAGGGTTGTTACTTTAACAAAACCCATTTCACAGAAAAAGGGTGATATGATGATTAACAGACCTTTTCCAAGTCACATGGATAAATTTCCTAGAAACGTAAGTGCCACTCAAGGTAAACGTATGGAATCGGTTCAAGAAGCTGAATATCAAGGAAGAAAAGTAACTTTGAATAAACCTGTAAATACTGGTACTGATGAACCAGGAAAATCAAAAGTTTATGTAAAAGATCCTAAAACTGGTAATGTAAAAATGGTTAGATTTGGACATCAAGGTGGTGGAGTTAATAAAGATTCCAAAACTATGTCGATTAAAAAAAGTGATCCTAAGAGAAGAAAATCTTTTAGAGCAAGACATAACTGTGATAATCCAGGGCCAAAAACAAAAGCGAGATACTGGAGCTGTAAAGCTTGGTAATTTAAAAAATGAAAGATGATAAAGTAAAAAGTGATTATGAGTATTCACGTGATACTTATTATGAATTATTAGAAAAAGGTAAAGATAGTTTAGAAACTATGATGCAGGTGGCCAGAGAGTCTGAACACCCAAGAGCATTTGAAGTACTATCTAATATGATAAAAAATTTATCAGATGTAAATGATAAATTAATGGATTTAAATAAGAAAAACAAAGATATGGAAGAACCACTTAAAAAAGTGGAACATCAACAAAACAATATATTTTTAGGGTCAACTGCTGATCTACAAAAATTATTAAAAGAAAAAGATGAAAAGGTTGTAGATGCATCAAGTACAGAGTTATCTGGGGAATCCTAATGTAAAACGCGATGGTGTCGTACAAGAATGGACCTCTGATTTAGTTGATGAATATTCAAAATGTATGAAAGATCCATCATACTTTGCTGAAAAATACTGTAAAATTATTTCACTTGACAAGGGTTTAGTTCCTTTTGAATTATATCCTTATCAAAAGAAAATGTTTAATCAATTCGAGGAAAATAGATTTAATGTCGTTCTCGCATGTCGTCAATCTGGTAAGTCAATCAGTGCCTGTGCATACTTACTATGGTTTGCATTATTCAATTCAGAAAAAACTGTTGCTATTCTTGCGAATAAAGGAGCGACTGCTAGAGAAATGTTATCCCGTGTTACACTTATGTTGGAAAATACTCCGTTTTTCCTACAACCTGGCAGTAAAGCTCTTAATAAAGGTTCCCTTGAGTTTTCAAATAATTCTCGTATCCTTGCTTCTGCTACTTCCGGTTCTTCTATTCGTGGTCTTTCTGTTAACTTATTATATTTAGACGAGTTTGCATTCGTAGAAAAAGCTGCTGAATTTTACACTTCAACTTATCCTGTTGTTTCTGCTGGTAAAGATACAAAAATTATTGTTACATCTACAGCTAATGGTATAGGTAACACTTTTTATAATATATGGCAAGGTGCCGTACAGGGTATAAATGAATTTAAACCATTTCGTGTTGATTGGTGGGATGTGCCAGGTCGTAATGAGAAATGGAAAGAAACTACAATATCAAATACATCACAATTACAATTTGATCAAGAATTTGGTAATACATTTTTTGGTACGGGTGATACTTTAATTAATTCACAAACATTAATGGAAATGAGAGCTGAACAACCAAAAGAAATATATGAAAATGGACATCTTCTATTGTATCAAAAACCAGAAGAAAACCACGAATATATCATGTGTGTAGATGTTGCAAAGGGAAGAGGACAGGATTATTCTACCTTTAATTTAGTCGATATTAGCGTGCGTCCATTCAGACAGGTAGCTGTGTATCGCAATAATACTATATCTCCAATACTCTTCCCCAATATTATTTATAAATGGGCAAATGTCTACAACAAGGCTTATGTTGTTATAGAGTCAAATGATCAGGGATCAGTAGTATGTAATGGTTTATATCAAGATTTAGAATATGAAAATATTCATGCTGAATCAGCAATCAGAATGGATAAAATTGGAGTAGAAATTACTAGAAAAACTAAAAGAATGGGTTGTTCAGCAATAAAAGATTTGTTAGAAAATAATAAACTAACAATCGTTGATGAAAATACAATATTTGAAGCATCTACTTTTGTATCACGTGGTCAATCATACGAGGCGTCAGATGGTAACCATGACGATTTAATAATGAATTTAGTTCTGTTTGGGTATTTTGTAACAAGTAAATATTTTGGTGATATGACTGACATAAATTTAAAAGAAATGATCTTTAAACAAAAAATGAAAGAAATTGAAGACGACATAGTACCATTTGGACACATTGATGATGGATCACAATTTGTTGAAGAAGAAGTAAAAAAACCAGATTGGGTAGTAGAATTTGACCACGATCAAGATTTTAATAATTATTCTAATTTTTAAATTATTATAAATATATCATATAAATTGATAACAACCGTATTATGAACCATATTAATTAGAAACCGAGAGGCAAACATGGCACTATTCACACCATCACAATCACCTGCGGTTGTTGTAAAGGAAATTGATGCAACGGGCGGTGTACCCAATGTTCAAACTTCCACTGGAGCAATCGTTGGAAATTTTAGATGGGGTCCTGTTGAGCAAAGAACACTCATATCAAATGAAGCTGATTTGATAAATGTTCACTCGACACCAGACACCACAAACACAATAGATTTTCATAACGCATCATATTTTCTGCGTTATTCAAGTTCATTACAAGTAGTTAGAGCTGTAACATCTGCTGCTAAAAATGCAAGAGCTGGAGGACTAGCTGGTGCAACTGAAATGCAAGCATCAGGAGATCATATAGCTACAAGTGCACCACTAGTAAAAAATAAAGATAATTTTATATCACAAGAAGGTGGATTAAACACAGATAAACAATCGTTTATTGCTCGTTTTCCTGGAGCTTTGGGTAATTCACTACAAATATCAATTTGTACACCAACATTAAATGATTCAGCATTTAATGGTTGGGCATACAAATCATCATTTGATGCACCACCAGGTAGTAATGTATTAGATTCCAATGCTGGTGGATCATTAACAGAAGTTCACATTGCAGTTGTTGATGAAGATGGTGAAATATCAGGAACTAAGGGTTCTGTATTAGAAGCATACCCATTTGTTTCTGTTGGTTCAAATTCAAAAAGTGAAGATGGTGGTACTAATTTTGTTAAAAATGTAATAAATGAACAATCACAATACATTCACATGATTGGTTTTCCTGGTAGTATGACAACACAGGCACCACTATTAGGAACAGCTTTTACTAGCACTCAACAAGAATTTATTACAAGAGGTGCAAATATAAAAGTTGTTGATCTTTCACTAGATAGTGGAGTTAATTCTGATGCATTAGGTACAGCTGAAGTTGCTACAGGTCATGATCTATTTGAAGATGTTGAAGCAGTAGAAGTTGATTTCTTAATTGCACCTGGTATGAGTAATAGAACAGATCAAACAACTGTTACAAATGATCTTATTGCAAACGCTACCGCAAGAAAAGATTGTGTGGTTGTTTCTTCACCAGCAAGATCAGATGTTGTTGGTCAATCAAATGAAACAACTATAACCACGAATGTTGTTGCTACTGCAGCTACAATGACAAAAAGTTCATATGGTATTATGGATTGTAGTTACTTAAAAGTATTTGATAAGTTTAACGATCAATTCATTGAAATACCTGCTGCTTCTTCAGTTGCTGGTCTTATGGCAGAAACTGATAGAACACAGGCACCATGGTTTTCACCCGCTGGTACAAGAAGAGGTCAGTTACTTGGTGTAACTGGTGTTAACTATAATCCAAATAAAACAAATAGAGATACACTATATAAAGCTGGTGTTAATCCAGTTGTTAATGTAAGTGGATCTGGAATTTGTTTATTTGGTGATAAAACAATGTTTAACAGACCATCTGCTTTTGACAGAATTAATTGTAGAAGATTATTCTTAACACTTGAAAGAGCAATCGCACAAGCTGCTAAGAATGTAATGTTTGAATTTAATGATGAATTTACAAGAGCAGAATTTGTAAATATTATTGAACCAGTTCTTAGAGATGTAAAAGCTCGAAGAGGTATAACCGACTTTAGAGTAATAGCTGATGAAACAGTTAATACTGCTGAAGTTATTGATCGTAACGAATTTATAGCTAACATTTTCATCAAACCTGCACGCTCAATTAACTTTGTCACACTTAACTTTGTGGCAGTTAGAACTGGCGTATCGTTTGAAGAAATTGTTGGAACTGCAGGCGCTTAGGAGGTAAAAAATGGCACTAGGTAGTGTAGATCAATTTAAAGCCAGACTTACAGGTGGAGGTGCTAGATCCAATCTATTTCAAGTCACTATGAACAACCCAAGAGGTGGTTTAGGTGTTGATATAGATGCTGATCTTTCATCATTCTTATGTGAGGCTGCGCAGTTACCAGCGTCGACAGTTGGTACAATACCCATATCATTTAGGGGTAGACAATTAAAAATTGCTGGTGACCGAACATTTGATGTTTGGACAGTAACAATAATCAATGACGTAAATTTCAAGTTAAGAAATGCTTTTGAAACTTGGATGAACGCTATTGCAAATCACGCAGATATTGGTGGTACACAAAATCCAGAATTGTACTTTGCTGATCTTCAAGTTACACAATTTGATAGAGATGAAACAGTAAAGAAAGTTTATACATTTAAGGATTGTTGGCCCACTGATTTAAGTGCAATTGATTTGAGTTATGGTGCTGAAGATATAGAAAGATTTTCAGTAACATGGAACTATCAATATTGGACTTCTAATACCACAGACGGTACTGGAGCAATATAATATATAAAATATAAAGGGGTGAAATTAATCACCCCTTTTATAAAAAGGATAATTAATGGTCGATTACAGTAGTGATGCTAGAGGATTACGACTTTTTGGGTTTGAATTAAGAAGAACTCCAAAAGATGATCCTAAGAAAAAACCATCTATAGTTCCAGCAAAAGATGATGATGGTGCTGGTTACGTTACCGCTGGTGGTTCACATTATGGACAATATATTAATTTAGATGGTGATGATTCCAAAGATAATGCACAATTAATCTTAAAATATCGTGGAACATCAATGCACCCCGAATGTGATGCAGCTATAGAAGATATTGTTGGTGAATCAATCGTATCTGTAAATGAAGTTGGAAAACAATCTGTAGACATTTCTATGGATAATTTAAAAGTTAGTGATGGTATTAAAAAACAAATTAAAGATGAATTTGATAATATATACAGTTTATTGAATTTTGGAGAAGATGGTCATGATATTTTTAGAAGATGGTATGTTGATGGAAGAATATATCATCATTTAGTTGTAAATGAAAAAGCTTTGAAAGCTGGTATACAAGAAATAAGACCAATAGATGCTTCAAAAATACGAAAAATAAAACAAGTTAAGAGAAAAAAAGATCCAGTAACTGGCGCTAATCTAATTGAAAAAGTAGATGAATTTTATATTTACCAAGAAAAACCAGGACATCAAACATCTGGTGTAAAATTAAGTGTGGATTCTGTAAGTTATGTTACATCTGGTTTACTAGATGAAACTAAGAAAAAGATTTTAGGATATTTACATAAGGCATTGAAACCCTTAAATCAATTAAGAATGATGGAAGATTCTCTTGTTATATACAGATTATCAAGAGCACCAGAAAGAAGAATGTTTTATATTGATGTTGGTAATTTACCAAGAGGTAAAGCTGAACAATACATGAAAGATATTATGTCACGATAT